CTTTGAGATACTAGATTTAGCACCGGGCAGCTATGATATACGAGTGCGGGCTACATCTCTTATAGGAACCCGCTCTGAGTTCGTTTCTATTGTTAAGGATGTTAGCGGCCTGTTGGTAGCGCCTAGCGCGATGACAGGATTGAGTGTGCAACAAGTCGGAGGTATGGCGTTACTGCAATGGGATCAGTCAACTGATCTTGATGTGCGAGTAGGTGGGCAAGTAGAGATAAGGTTCCAAGATGCCACATCTAGCATTGAGTGGCCGAAAAGCCTTTTAGTAGATAATTCAGTACCGGGCGAAGCTACCAGTGCAATGGTGCCGTTGAGATCAGGGACTTACCTTCTTAAATTCGTTGACGGCTCTGGAGTAAAGCAAACAAATCCTACGGTTGTAACATCAGTCGGCGCTACCATCCTAGCCTTTACTAATCAAACCACAGTAACAGAAAGCACTGCTTTTGCCGGGACTAAGACAAACCTTTTCGTTGATTCAAATCAATTGCAATTAAGCGGAGGGAGTTTATTAGACTCAGCATCAGATTTTGATCTCATACCCAATTTCGATTTCTTAGGCGGTATTGCTTCAACCGGCACATACGATTTCGCTAGTAATATTGACATGACATCAAAAACGAGAGTGCGGCTTACAGCCAATCTTACGGCGCTGACAGCTATTGTGTTAGATAACATTGATGCCAGAACGGCTAACATTGACACATGGGAGGATTTTGATGGTACGGCGGGAGCTAACCCCACTAATATAGCTATGTATTACGCATCAACAGATGATAATCCTTCGTCAGGAAGTCCCACGTTCACGGCGTATAAACTATTCACGCAAGCGGAAGAGCATGCCAGAGCATTCAAGTTCAGGGCAATATTCACTTCATCCGATCCCGCTTATACGGTAAGGTGTAGTGCGATGGCCGTAACTGCCGCGACTATTTAGGAGCATAAAAGATGGCCCAACATGATTATGTAATTGCAAATGCTGACGGTGCTACCGTAAGAGCGGATATCAATAGTGTCCTGTCAGCTATAGCATCAAACAACTCCGGTGGCTCTGACCCAAGCACCAAATACTCTTATCAGTTTTACTATGACACTGGAGACAACAAGCTGAAGCTGCGGAACGCCGCGAATGATGCTTATATTACTCTTGGTACGTTTACTCACGGGTCTGGAACCGGCACGACTACAATTGTTCAAAGTGATGTAAACCAAACCTTCAGCAAGGCTCAGAGGGGCACCATAACCACGACTAATTCGACCACTGGCGGCGCTATCACGCTTGATATGGCTAACAACAATTACTTCAAGCTAAGTAATAATGCTGGCGCGGGTACGTTGGGAAGCGATAACAGCGGCGCATACACGTTGGCCAACCCAAGCAATTTAACCGCAGGGCAATCAGGATCAATCATAATTGTACAAGATGGCACGGGTGGGCGAACTCTCTCATACGGCACCAACTGGGATTTCCCCGGAGGGACCGCCCCAACTTTGAGTACCGCCGCATCAGCGGTTGATCGAATTGATTATATAGCAGTAAGCGCATCATCCATCCATTCTGTGATTTCATTGGACATAAAATAATGTCTGGGCCGCTTAATTCAGATACAATAAGGGCTGGAGCAGCGGGCGCTGCTGGCGGCGGCGGTTATTCCATTGCTCAGTCTATTCGTTTTAACGACGACGATACACCATATTTGCAGCGTACCCCCGGTAGTTCAGGTAACGATCACACATGGACTTTCTCATGTTGGTTAAAGCGTGGCAGTGATGTTGGTAGCAGCAACACTCAAGAGGGTATCTTAGGTGCTGGTAATGGCGTTGAGGTTGGCGGTCATGCTAGGTATGATGCACTCAATATTTATAATGACCAGATTCAGTTTGGAACATGGAATGGTTCCCTTGCAGAAGTCTATACAGTAGCCCTTCTTCGTGACCCAGCGGCATGGTATCATATTGTAGTCAGATATGATGATACTCAAAGCACAGATACAAACCGTATACGTATTTATATTAATGGATCTCTTCAGACATTTGTTTCCACACCAAATTATCCAGATCAAAATCAAGGCAGCAGTTTTAACGGTGCATTTCTCCATAGAATAGGTGCAAATGCTGTATCCACAAGCCGTGGTATAGATGGTTATTTGTCTGAGATCGTGATGATTGACGGCGCAAGCCTTGGACCGGGCAGCTTTGGCGAAACCAACGACGATGGCGTGTGGGTGCCAATAAATGTCAGCGGCCTAACTTTTGGCACCAACGGCTTCTATATCACAGGTGCAACAGCCAGTGATTTGGGTGAAGACTTCTCAGGAAACAACAATGATTTCTCCAGCAGTGGATTGACCGCAGCCGACTCTTTACTCGACTCGCCGACTAATAATATGCCTACCCTAAACCCGTTATCTAGCGGCACAGGAACTCTGTCTGATGGCAATCTACAATACGTAGGGGTATCAAGCTGGACAAACTCCAGACTAAATCTGCTTGTACCAGATACAGGTAAATGGGCATTGCGGTTTAAGTCAACCACCAGCTACCAGCAATTTATGGTTGGATTGTGTGCGCCTGACAGTGCAACGACCTTCGGCGATTTAGACCAAAATGGCGTTGCGATGATCCGATACAACACATATGACGGCAACTTTGTTACTAGAGTTACCGGTTCACGAGTTGCGGATACAGGTCCACCCGCAGTTGCCGCTCAAACATTTTTCCAACTCCTATTTGATATGGATAACGGCAAAATAGGGGTGGCAGCGGATGACGCAACATCGGGTACGTTTGCGGATATTTCAACATATTCAGCTTTGGACTTAAACGCGGCGGCACTACAGACGGCACGACAGCCCTATGTCTTGGTTTACAGCGGCACAGATTCTAGTGCGGGAGCGATAGTTGATGCCGGTCAAAGTGGCTGGGAAACTACGGTTACGGGATTCAAGAACTTAATTTTAGCCAATCTTGACACACCAACAATCTCTGATGGGTCAAAGTATTTTCAGGCAACGACCTATACTGGCGATGGCGGCAGCAGTCACGAGATTAACCAAACTGGAAACTCAAGTTTTGAGCCTTCTCTGGTCTGGATTAAAAGCCGAAGCGCTGCCACTAATAACGTGCTTCAAGATCAAGTGCGGGGCAATTTTGTTCTCTTTAGTGAGTTGGCTAACGCACAGGGAGCAACTGGTGGCGGTTGGGTAAATTCATTTGACAGCAATGGGTTCACAGTCAACGTAAATGCGCCGGTAAATGACAGCGGTAAGACGTTCGTGGGTTGGCAATGGAAAGCAGCGGGTAGCGGCAGCAGTAACACTGATGGAAGCATAACATCAAGCGTATCAGCCGACACAACGTCTGGGTTTAGCATAGCGACCTACACTGGCACAGGCTCAAACGCCACGGTAGGTCATGGCTTGGGCGCAGTTCCTAAAATGATTATTATAAAAGACACAACCAACGCTGAAAGCTGGATCGTCTACAACGAAGCGGTCGGAAATGACGGCAATGTCTACTTAAATTTAACAAACGGCAAAGCAACTCAAGCAATCTTCCAAGATACCACCCCAACCAGCAGCGTATTTTCTCTTGGAACAATAGACGGTGCTAATAAGGCTTCAGCAGGACATGTGGCTTACTGTTTTGCAGAAGTTGAAGGTTATAGTTCTATCAGCAGCTACACTGGCAATGGATCGACGGACGGGCCGTTTGTGTACACCGGATTCAAACCTGCATTTGTTATGACAAAGCGTACTAACGCTGCCAGTGATTGGAAAATGTGGGATAACGAAAGAGGACCATATAACGTCAACGGCGTAACCTTGGCTGCTAACGCAGGTGGTACAGAATCTACAGGAACGGCGCAAGAATCTGATTTTCTATCTAATGGATTTAAGATTAGAGGAAGCGATACAGAAACAAACGGTTCTGGCTCAACATACATTTACATGGCCTTTGCAGAAAACCCATTCGGCGGTGACGGCGTAGCGCCAGCGACAGCAAGATAAGGATAGTGAAATGTTTGTATTGAATAATGAAAAGATATTAAGGCCGGGAAAGGCTTGGACGGCAAGCAACGGAGTTAAGCATCCCGGCAATTGGTCATCATGGTCATCTGAGCTTTTGGCAAGTTACGGCATTGTTGAAGTCGCAGAACAAACCCGACCGGACCCCGAATTTTACCAAGTCTCTAGCCTTAATCTAGACGGTACATGGAGTGCAACGGCAAAGCCCATTGAGGATGTGACTGAAAGGGTTAAGGGCGTAAATTATGTTCAAAAGGGATTAAAAAGCCAATGGACAGAACGGACCAATGAGACGGCCAACAGTCTTTTACAGCGTTCTGATTGGCAGGTAATAGCCAAGGCGGAGAGAGAGCGGGAGATTGATTCCAATGTGGTGACTTACCGGGCTGCTGTTATAAGCAAATGCACTACAATCAAAGCGGCTATTGCAGATTGTTCTGATCTTGATGCTTTTAAGGCTCTGTTTGTCACTCCCGTTGATAGTGATGGGGCAGCTACAGGGAATGCGCCTATTCATGATTGGCCTTTGTTAGGGTAATAGTAATGGCAACAGCTAACGAAATTGATGCGAAGTTACAGACTCATGAGGCGGTTTGCGCTGAACGCTGGAAAGAGACCATTGAACGTATAAAGAGGCTGGAGTTGATTTTGATAACATCTGCCGGGGCTGTGATACTGCTTATGGCGGGTATGCTTTGGAAATTTTGATATGACTACGCAATTAACAGATCACTTCACGCTCGAAGAGATGTGCAGGAGCGATACCGCTACTCGTCTTGGAATTGATAACATACCTACAGATGATGTGATCATTGCGAATCTGCGGACAGTGTGTGTCCATGTTCTTGAGCCGGTTCGAACTCATTTTGATACGCCATTTTCGCCTAACAGTGGATACAGGTGTTCTGCTTTAAACAAGGCGATTGGGTCTTCATCAAAGAGCCAGCACACAAAGGGGCAAGCGGCGGATATTGAAGTTCCGGGCGTAGATAATTCTGTTCTTGCTGAATGGATTAAGGAAAATTGCACTTTTGATCAGCTAATCTTGGAGTTCTATAAATCAGGCGAACCGGCATCGGGGTGGGTACACGCATCATTCATTTTGCCGGATTACGGTGTAAATCGCGAACAGTGCATAACCTTTGATGGTAATGCGTATATGCAAGGGTTGCAGCCCTAAAGCTCACCAGTGGCGCTTGTAAGGCGCTGTAGGGGCTGTTGAGAGCAGCTTGCTAGGCGGGCCTGTAGGGTTAGACGTTAACTGAACCTAACGGAGGAAGAAGATGAAATATATTATAGATCGAATGACTGAGCCATCCAGCTATGCAGCGGCGGGTGCTGCTGTGGTCGGTATCGGGGTATTGATTAACCAACCGATTGTTATCCTGATTGGTGTTGTCGGCGGTGCGCTTGGTTTTATCCTGAAAGAAAAAGGCGTCATCTAAGTGCTAAAAATCTATCTCCTTGTTGTAGTGGTCGGTCTTGTGGGCGGTTCTGTCTATGGGGCTTACTACTACTACAAGGATAGTCAGCAACGCATCCAGATATTGACCGAAAATACCGCCAAGCTAGAAACCGCAAAAAAGCTGCAAGACGCTACTATCAACGCGATGATTGAAGATAGAGAGAAGTTTGACGAGTTAAACAAAGAGTTGCAGAGCAAACTCAGCGCCGCCAACGAATATAAGGATGTACTTATCGGTAAGCTACGCAAGCATGATCTTGCAAAACTTTCCATGAAGAAACCCGGCTTAGTAGAAAAGAGAATAAACAATGGCACGAATAAATTGTTACGTTCGCTCGAAGCTATTTCCGGCGCTGTTGCTCCTGCCCCTGCTAAGTAGTGGTTGCACCAGCTTTAAGGAAATCTTGCCGGTAGAGATTAAGACGGTAGAGGTAG